CCGCCAGGCCTCAGCATCAAGCTGACCTGAATCCAGTTTCATGTTTGTCTCTAAACAACGTTTCTCCATCTCCCAGAACTTCTTCTCGGCTACCCCTTTCGGGTTAAGACCAAGGTCCATCCATTCCTGTTTCTGAAACAGGGCATGAATTTGCCTAGCGTACAATAGGTCAGAATAGTCTGATCTAGAATACTCGAATTTGAAATTAATCAAATCGATATAGCGCCTTTCGGCAACTAGACGATGGAGATCCTTCGTTAAAGGACCCCCAAGTTCAGAGAGATGAGCAGAGACTTCCTGCAAAAAACTTTCCGTCTTCTGAGGAGACCAAGACTCAATCCAGTTACTCATTAAAAGTTCCTTACCTACCGATATGGTAGGATTGAATTGTGGGAGGGAAATCCTAATTAGGAATTTCCCCGTTGACAAAGAACGAGACCAGCGGAAGCACGGAATTCTTCCATGCGTCGCCGGCTGCGGTATTCGAAAGAATACCGGTAGCCGTGGTGCTAGATGCACCCTGGTTCAATCCGATGCCCAGCTTCAGGGCATTTGCGCGATCCGCTTGGGTAGACCGAGGATCAACGAACATCGTTGTGATGCAAGTGTCCACGTAAGCTACTTTCGGCGGAGCCACATAACCAGCTGAAGTTCCTGATGCTCCAAGAGTCTCCATCACGGGGACCTCGAGCTTGGCAGTGCGCTTGTATGCGCCCGATTTAACCTGCTCCTCGGAAATCCAGAGTCGCATTTGGCCCTCAAGAGGGACACCTGCGATTCTCGTTCTCCAATAAGGAATAGGTGTGTCGGTAACTGGATAAAAGGTGTACTCGACCGGAGTGGTCGTCGTATCATCTTTCACCAGTATATTGGTCATTGCACTCAAGAGTGACTCCTAAAAACAAAGATCGAAAAGGAGAAATTTCCCTTCCGAAAAACTAACCAAAACGTTGGTACGCTAAACTTACCGCATTCCAGAATCGCCTAGTCGAGTTTATACCGGCTAGGTCAAACCCTGGCATTGGGACGACGGGTGGCGCGCTATTATAGGTCCTAATGACCTTAGTAAGCCTCTCAGAAATAGAAATATTTCTGTCGAGGCGAACGCACCAAGAACCATCAACCCAGGCAGGCAGAGTCGCACGAAATGCGATCTCTGGCGGTTTGTCGAATTTCCACCTATCCGTAATAAGCCATCTCCCTTTAAGAAAGGGGATCTGGCCTAGGTTATCGAGGTAAGTCCCGAACGGGACAAACCAATCGACTACGAACGAGTAGGGAACTAACTCCCATACCACAGATGCAGGATTTAAGACACCAAGCTGCCTCGCAACGGACATCTCCTCGTACATTTCGTACTGGACCCGACGCGAAAGCTTGCCGCGACAAATCGCGGTAAAGGTACCTGGTGACTGACTACACTCATGTGATATAGGCTTTGAAACAACGGCAGAAAAGATCCTTCGACGGGGTCCGGAAGAAATCTCCGAGAAAGCTTTCATAGCTTCATAGGAGTCGGACACGAGAGGGATCCAGCCGTATTGAAGTTCCAACCAACGCCCAGCAACGTCCTTTGATTTCAATTTGGACGGCCGGGGGCGAGCACCTAGGCACCTTGCGGCAGTGGCGAAATCGCCATGCTTAAGGGCTAGAAAAGCTCGGCCTAACTTTGACAGGTTACTAGACAACATGCTCACAGTCTCATGCATCTGACCTAACGATACCGCTAGGTTAAACTCGTGCCCTTTTATCTTTTTCAAGAGTTTGGACAGAAGCCTATTTTGTTCAGACGATGAAATCGAGCCAGTTGGTGTTATGCTGCCCCAAGAGGGGTAGGATTCCACAATATTACCGTTCGGGATAAGAGATCCCGGATTCCCTTCGAGGAGTCTGAAATAACGGTAGGTACTAGTACGAGCCGAGACAAAGCAAGTGTAATCATTCCACTTACTTCGAACAAGGCCTCCGACGTTCTCATATTTTCCGTCCTGACCGGACCAAGTCCGATAAAAATTAGGAGAGAAGCCCACCTGGTTAGTAAAACCACCAAGCGGGGGAGAACCGTCTACGCCAGTCGTCATCTCTGGAGATCAGTGTCTTCGACCGGAGCCGGTTTCGGCTCAGGCTTATAGCACCGATCCTCGCGAGAGGTATCTACACACAAAAGAAGCTCACCGCCATGCGCGTCGACGCGAGGATGGAATCCCGAACAGCCACCAGTAAAGGTGACCACGGCAAGCACAAAGAGGGTTTTACCCTTCTTGATTGGCTTAGCTACGACCTTCAAGCCAAGGCCCTTTTTAGGAGCCAGTGGCAATCTGTGAAAGTCGTACGGGAAAAGTTCCCAATTCGCACTAGCGAAGCGTTGGAGAGGTGATGATTTCTTTTTCATGGTAGAACTCCAGATGGGGGGACCCTAGAAATAGGGCCTTCGGGTTTGTTAAACCCTCTATAGAGGGCAGCCAC